GGAGAAGCCGTTCTGGTGGGCGTAGGAGAAGCCGTTCTGGTGGGCGTAGGAGAAGCCGTTCTGGTGGGCGTAGGAGAAGCCGTTCTGGTGGGCGTAGGAGTGTTAGTTGGAGTTCGGGTAGGCCACGGGGTGCGCGTAGGGGTACGCGAAGGCAATGGAGTATTGGAGGGAGTAGGTGTAGGCCCGGTTCCCAAAGGTGTTGCCGAGGGCGATGGAGTAGGAGTCGCACCAGTTCCGGATGGTGTTGGTGTTGGGCTCATGGGAAACAAATAGGCTTCATCAAAGTCTATTCTGATCACATCGTAATTCGTCAATTCCCTATTTAATTCAAAGACTCCCGTTGTGTGGTCTTGGCTTTTTATATATGTCGGAATCCACGGAGCATTTGGATCGCTGTAATCAGGTACGTCGACTCCCACCTTAGTCAATCTGAAGCCGTTTACATAGACACGAAGCGAATCCTCCTCAAAAGGAGTATTAATGGAAGTCGTCTTGAAGATCTTGTAAGTTGGGTCGGAGGGAATATCATACGCGGGGATAAAATCGTAGTGATGCTTGTGTGCTGCTTCCGGAGGGAATATAGAGTGAGCTTTTAATATATCTGGGGCTTCAAAGTCAAAGAAAATAGTCGGAGAGTTTCTTATTCGCAATGTGCCGTTAGTAAAAGTAACGAACGAACCTATCGTTGGGAGCGTGTCTTCCAAATCTATCTGTAAGTTATTTGCCCCCGATCCTATTTCTGCAAGCTTGCTTCTTTCTTCCGTTTTCATCCTGACGTATTCGAGCCCGTCGGGTCCGGCTCCATCCGAATGGTGCCCTATGTTGTGGAGAGACTTGTCTACGGCATCCGCCTTTATATCACCCGAATCCTTCAAAGCCGCATCGAGTCTATTACTAAGTGATCCGGCGGTTCCGCAAGACCCGCGTAGTATATCGGTATTGGCATCAACTTGAATGTTAACTAAACCAATCCTTGTCAGTATGTTCTGCAAGGGAAGGTTATCATAGAGGTAGTGATATGGCTGATTGGCTTCATATGTTACTTCTGGAATGCTGTTAATCTGGGGCATTTTTCCTTACCTCTTTAGTTTCCACAGATTATATAGGTCTAGTTCAAGAAAACTGCTCCACTCCTCTTCTTCGTCCGAATCTGCCTCTCTAGACCATTCAAGGACAGCCCGCCAGTCATCGCCGTAGTCTCCAAGTATCTCATCGCCCTTCTTTGCATCCTTGATAAAATGGTATACACACACCATTTCTCCATTTTTCTTAATGTACCTTATTTCTACGTTCTGATCCTTTTTTTCATTGGCGTGGTTTACCATTCCTCCGTAGCCCATGGGGATTATGTGCTTCTTAAATGAATCTGCATAATCCGCAGCAAACTTAAATGTATTGGCGTACGAGGTGCAGTGGTCGGCTGGAGAGTCTCTATCCACTAAGACACCTATCACCTCCAAGTGACTGCCTTTTTTTATTTCCTCGGAGGCAAAAAGTCCCAAGCCGGCATTTAGTTGAAGAGACTCTTTGACATAGAATCTTTTATCTTTTTCTTCAATGCTAATCAATGAAACCCTCCTTCAGTGCGTCGTTAACTTGCTTCATTGTCGGCCTATATCCGAGATGCTCTGCAAGACAGTCCAAGAAGTGGTTTTTTATGTCCGAATGAACGGCTTTCATCATACTTTTGTTAGGTGCATACTGGTTCACTTGATCCAAAGCTTCGTCGTCCAGAGCCCAATCAAAAATATCATCACCGATCATCAGCACTTTCTGGTCTCCGACCTGGCTTATGCTGAATTTTTTCATATAAACGAAAGCCGCCAGTTAAATGTTATCTGGGTCTGGGCTGTCTTGGATATGCCCGGGAAAGTAGCCATACTATAAAGGTTACCGTTCTGCATCATTAAGGCCATTTCGTTAAGATCATATCCATTGCCTTCGTCAAAGGATACGACCGATGTGAATATGACTTGCGCACCTGTGGCCGCATCTATATTTGCGACTACTGGCTTGTTGACTCTCGCCGCGCCGAACAAACCGTTTCTGTCAGCAGACACGACCTTAGGCGAACCTCCGGTCGTTCCGCCGTCACCGAATATCATTCGATTCACGAAGAAATCGAAGTCGTCGCCTATCATGTTAGCGAGAGATAGAGCCAAGGCTTCTCTCCCGGTTTGCAATATCGTGTTCCTAAATTCTATTACTTTCTTTGCGCCGTCCTTACGCTCCACAATTGCTTGCACATCGCCCCTGCATTTCATTTTTTCTTCGTTCATATTTCCTCTCTGTATTCTATTTGGAATTCTATATTCTCGTTTTGTCCCACCATGTCTACTGTTTCTCCCGAATTGGCCGAATTCAGCACTGTCAAGGTTCCCGCCAAGGCGTTGTCTTGGGAAACTTTAATCGTGCCTTTTCCGGATCGGTCTACGAATTCGAAGACATTGCCGGGTACGGATGGAATCTGCCTTTCAGCCACCGAAAGGCCGCGCTTCGAGAATTTGTAGATCGAGAAGGTAGCATTTTGGCCGTCCAAGGTAAAACTCTCCATAGGTCCGTTAAGGATCAATGTGGAGCCGTCTATCTCCGCAATAGAATAGTATTTTTGATCAAATAACACCAAGAAGTTTTCTTTTACGTTATCCGACCTTATATTGTCCGGGTTTTTGTTGGCCCCATTAGATATAGAAAGATCTTTTTCTATGTCGGACTCAGCCTCTAGCACAATTCCCTCATAACCAAACTGCCCAACCTTGTTTTCCATTATTCTTCTGTAGATTTTGATATTTTCTCCGCCGACTGATCCCTCGTTGTAACCCTCAATATAAAATCCATTTTCGCTGCCCGTCTTGAACGACTTTATTTTGTATCTTTTCATTGCGGCTGGCAATCCAATATAGACATAATCTCCTATTTCTAAAACATCCCTCATATTCACTACTGGATAGTTAATTTCAACAAATCCGTAACTCGCGGTGTTTTTTGTGCCCGAAATAGAACTTTTGACAATTTTGGTCCCGTCACTGAGCTCCCAGCCAGATATCGGACTTATTGATGTTTCTTCTGCAAGAAGCAAAGATCCGTCTGGCATTATGTTCTGAACCGCATATTCCTTGTCTTGATGTCTGAACACCCATACGGCAGCCTCAGAAAGGCCTTCATCCACGTCATGCTGCGTCGTTATCCCGAGCATCCAGAAGTCTGCGTCTTCGTCGCTGAATGTGATTCGATTGGATTGTGTTATGTCCACGTTCAAATCGGCAATCTTGTTGGATATTCTATACTCGAACAACGGACCCACAGACATGTCGTCTACTATGCCGTAAATTTCTGCGGAATTTCTGCTGAAGTTTGAAATCGTATAGTTCTTGACTGTTTTTCCGAGTACTTCAAGAAGATTTTCGCTCTCAAAGGGATCTAAATCTGGATACTGGGTGTTTATGTTAATGGCTTCAAATACTTGAGTTTTGTTCTTGAATAACGGATCGTTTAAGTCGTCTTCTGTGCTTATCCCTGAGGGCTGCAAGACCACTCTCTTGTTACGCATAATCCCCGATCCGTTCGTAATTGCCATCGTCATGTCCGCTAGTGCGTTTCTCTTTATGTTCTGCATCTCCCGTTTGTCCATGTCCCTGTTAAATACATGTTGTCCCTCTCCCGCAAGAATCACGTCCTCTGCTGCGTAAGTCACTAAAGCCTCTATTTTCTCCTCGTTCGGCTTCACAAACTCGCTGATGGACCCAGAAAAATTGAATGAATGTATGACTGCATGCATGGGCATGAATTCTTCTGCTACCCGTTTGGCTTCTTGGAGGCTTTCGTCGGACAAGCTCTCCACCTCAAGATCAAGGCTATATTTGCTGCTTTGGCACTGCCCACAAGGGTCAATAAATTCTTTGTCTATGTCACAAGGATCCATGCTGTCTCGTTTGGATCCGTTGTACTCGTCCATATTGTATGCGTTTTCGCTATACGGGAACTCTGTCCTGATCCTTCCCCATATTATTGGATCTGCGAGCGGATGTCTTACTGGAATAAGAAGATCAAAAAGATCGTCGTCTTCTTCTATCAAGCGCGTGTTCCAATTCTTTAGAGGATATGCTTGCTTCCTTTCGTCTCTATCATCCATCAAAGGTAACTGCCTTATGTATTCCTCTATATTTCTCTCACTTGATGGAATTTGTCGAGTCTTGTACAGCACTCGTATTGAATCACCCTTTTTGAGCCCATCCCCAATCCAAGTCATTTGCCCATTCGAAAAAGTCACATATGATTCGCTCCAGCCTGCGGGAGCGACTTCCGGCTTGAGATCTTCCCATTCTGACCCAGCCTTTCTTATCCAAAGCCCGAAATCTGAGTCGCCTTCCGGAGTAATTCCTAAATCAAGAACGATATTCTTTGAAAGATCAAAAACATTGGATCCCGAGTAATCAAAGCTTTCTTGAAATGTATATTTTGATACTATCTGCCACAACTTAGTGATTTTCAAAAACTTCATGCCCGCGTCTGAAAAGGCTTCTCTGAGCCCTACCACGCTCCCCTTCTTCTTAAAGTTAGGAATGGCTTTTTTTATCTGTCTTCTCCACAACGTCGGATCACTAGACTTCAAGTTCAAATTGAACATGTTTGCAAGCAATGGAAGGAGTTGTTCGTGCGTCGCGTTAGAATCCAATAGATCTATTATCTGGTTTGCCATGTCTTCCAAAGAAGTGAAACCAGCAGCTAC